CCGATTACTTTGCATGTAAAACCTGCACTTGTCGAAATCCTCTCAATCGACAAAGTTCGAACGGTATTTGGTATCCCCAAGTATTGTATCTTCGCAGAAGCAATGTTTTTCTGGCCGCTCTTCTCTCACTATCATACTGTGAAGCAGACCCCACTCCTGTGGAACTACGAATCACTTAATGGTGGTTGGCATCGCCTCAACGGTGAATACCATACCATATTCGGTCAACCTCAAAACTTGATCAACATTGACTGGTCCATGTTCGACATGTACGTCTACTTCTCTATGTGGAAAGATATCTTGGTTCAAGTCAAGACATACTTCTGCTTTTGCGGAAAATATTGTCCAACCAATTTCTATCCTGATCCGAAGACAAACCCTCAGCGACTCCACAATCTCTGGGACCGTATCTGCGACATGTACTTCAACCTACCCGCAGTCACAACTCTTGGCAACGTCTATCGACGAAAGTTTGCTGGCATGCCTTCTGGCATATTCTGCACTCAATTCTTCGATTCATTCTACAATGCTGTCATGATTGTAACGTGTCTCCTAGCACTGGACATCACTATTCCCGACAACTTTTTCATTAAAGTTATGGGCGATGATGCACTTTTCGCTGTTCTCCTGAACATCCCCATCGATTCATGGGTTGAGTTCCTTGACGCCTTTGCCTCCGAAGCAAAGTGGCGATTCAACTCGAACCTAAGCCCTGACAAATGTGGATATTCACGTACCATCCAAGGTGCGAAAGTTCTTTCCTACACCAACTGGAACGGCTACCCCCGCCGCCCAGCAGAAGAACTTCTCGCTCGACTTCTACACCCGAAGTCCCTTCGCGATGAACCTGGCAACCTAATGGCTCGCGCTATTGGCATCTACTATGCATCCGCTGGTGATGACAAATTCCGCCCCATTTGCCTCCACATCTTTCAGACTCTGCAAGATCAAGGTCACAAACCATCCATCAAAGGATTGGCCTCCCTCTACGACCCTGGTTCTCTCCATCTCACGGAAGCAGATCTAGCTAGATTCCCTACTCGCCTTGAAGTCACATCTCGACTTTCCAGACCCTCAAATAGGTCTCCTGAAATCCAGGAACACTACTGGAACCGAGAACACTTCATCTTCGAAGCTGGCATAGCCCAACACGACTAAACGTCTCGTGCTAAGCAATTCAACCAAC